AGTGGGTTTTGTATAACCGTCCCCGGGGAGGTAGGGGATTGCCCGCCCTGGCCCGAACTATTTACATCCCCGCCCGCCCCGGGAACGAACGTCCGCGACTCATATTCCGCGGTACACTTCCAAAGGTTCGGGCTTTCGTCGTTTTGTACCGCGTCCACGTTGACGACGAACGAACCCAGGTCGGTCTTGTTCGGTGTAACGTAGGGCGTGCCTATCGGCGGAAGCCCCGCCCCTTGGTATACGATGGTAGGGTCATCGTAAACGTCGTCAGTATGAACCTCCCAATGGCGAGAGTATTTACGTACTGCCTTTTGGTCTTGCGACCCCTGGCGTCCCTCGAAGAGTTCTTTTACAAGGGTAACGGCCATTAAATTGCGTCTCCGAAGTCGGCCCCGCCGCCGGAAGGTGCATCGGCAATCTTGTTGAGAATGCCGGTTTGCTTTTTCGACTCGTCAAGTTGCTTCTTTGCCACGCCGAGGGCGTCGGCAGCCCCGGTATCGAACCCGAATTGAGCTTGAGCGGAGACCTTCCAAGCCTCTTGCGAACCCGCTTGAATTGCCGCCGCGAACTTCGACGGGGAAACGTCGGGAACGAACTCCGGCGGGACGAAGCCCCCGCCTTTCTTTTCGCGGTCCTTTTCCTTTTGGTCTAGCTTTTGGTGGAGCTTGTCTACCCACGCAAGCGCAGTGTCTATGTTTTTCCCGAACGCATCTACTTGCTTTTTGCCCCATGCTTCAATGTCGCCGCCCGCGCCGATCCCAAGATTGCGGCCGATGAACCCGATAGCGATTGCCGCGGACCCCGCGCCGGCCTTGATTGCGTCCCAACAGGCAGCCCCGGCAACCGCGAGCGCCCCGAACATATCAATACCGACATGCCCGGCCGTTTTTATAATGTCCTTCCACGTTATAGTAGTGTCGATCCCCTCAAACATACTGCCGATGAAGTCGCCAACCGCGCTGACAACCTCTTCGATAATCGCCGCCGCCGCCATGAAGGCGCCGTCAATGAAATTGGCGATTGCGGACAATACCGGCGAGACCGCCTCAAGCGCGGCAGTCAATTTGTTCGCAATGAACTCAATTACCGGCGCCGCGGCTACAACTATCTTGTTCCAGAACCCTTCAAATACCGCGCCGATCTTCGGTAGCGCGGCCTTCGCTCGCGTTACCGCGTCCATGTCTGATTGGCTGAGGGCGACGCCTAGCTTTTTCTCATGGTCGATGAACTCTTGGATTCCCTCTTTGCCCTTTTGCAGAAACGGAAGTAGCTGGAATCCGCTACGCCCGAAAATCTGCATTGCCGCCGAGGCTTGCTGTGCACCCTTCGGAAGATGTGAAATCGCTTCCGCGACGGACATTAACTGTTCGTCAAGCGGGAGTTGTAAAAGCTCGGCAGCGTTTAGGCCGAGCGCCGCGAGTGCCGGGCTTCCCTCGGCCGCGGCCTTGCCAACCCGGGAGAGAACAGCGGGAACCGCTTCGCCGTCGATGCCGACCCGCTTCAACCCCTCGGCAATGCCCATGTACTGCGCGGAGTCAACGCCGAGTGACCCCGCGGTACGGCCGACCGCCGACAGTTCCTTGATTGAGTCAACGACCGAATGAACGCTAATCGCAACCGCCGCCAGGCCGGCCAGGGCGGCGGTTATGACCGGGTGAGCTTTCGCCGCGCCGAGGATGGTTCCAAGTAGCCCGCCGCCGGGTGCCTGGCCGGCAAGCTCGTTCGACTTGTCCTTGATCGGCTCTAACAGCCGATGGATTAGCCCGCCTTCCTTCCCCGCGACGTGTTCGCCGGTCTTCGCCGAGGTTTTCTTAGCCCACTGTTCGACCTTTTTCCCGGCGCTGTCTAGGCCGGACCCCAACCCGTCCGCGTTGGCGGTTATGATTACCGCCCCGGTTCCTATCGCATTGTTGCTCGCCACGCTATTTGATTCCGAAGCGTTCGGGGGTTAGCGAATCCATCCACGCCCGGACGGCTACCACGTTCACCGGAAGTCTTGGTCCGAAGTGCGGAACGAGTTGACGCGAGTTGACCTTGCCGCCCATCGTGCCGCCGACGTAGGAACCCGCCGCGGCTACCGCCCATTCGATCCGGTCGGCGTCGAATCCGTATTCGTGGTAGTAAGCGTGCCAGGCGTCGAACTCAGCCGAAGTGAGCCGAGCGGATAGCTCGGCTACCGTCATCTTCAAATGACCGGCCAGGCGGAAGGCGAACGCTAGTTCTGCACGTTCGCCGAAGAACCTTTTTTTGCGTCTCGCCCCACAATGCCGTTAAGCTCGTTGATGTTTTCCGCGAGTTCTTCGGCGACTTCCCCGCCGATGGTCTGTAAGTCGCCCTCGGAGAAAAGCAGCTTCCCGGCTTCGTCGCAAACGCTCGAAGCGATCATCCGGCGATAGACGGCCGGAAGATTGTTCTTCGCCCCCGCCGCCCACTCACGGAAGGCTAGTCGTTCGTTGAGGGACCACGGGAGAATGTGAACAGTCGCGGCGACGGTCGTTAAATCGACCTTCACCGGCTTCGGCGTGAACTTGGCGAGTAGTTCGCTTTTCGGGTCCATCGGCTTGCGGTCTCCTGTTGGGGTTGCGGTTGGGATGGGAGCGGGCCAGGTGTGGCCGGCCGGCCTGGCGATTAGCTCGCCGGGCCGGTGATTTCGACTTCGACTTGAACTTCGGTGATCCCCTCGGCGTTCACCGGTTGAATTGCGTTCTTCGTGATGAACCCGGGAACCGTCTTCACGGTCGGGGTCGTGTCGTCGGCAATCGTAACTTTCCAGTTCTTCGGCGTTGACTTGTTGGTAGTCGAGTTCCGCCGCAACCCCTCATGTCGGGAGAATTCCAGGGGCGACATTTCGTAGGTGTATTGCAGAACCCCCGGCTTTTGCAGCGTTTGAACGGAAGTGATGGTCCGGGCTACCAAGTCGAGTCGCTTGGACTCAACCTTCCCGACTTCCTCGGCGTTCGGGGTGATGCTGACAAGCCCCGTCACGTCAACGAAGGCGCTCGAAGTGCCGTCGTCAATCGCTACCTTTGATCCGAAACCGATTGCGGACATGGTTTTCCCTTTGCGTTAGCGGGCCAGGTGGGCGGGCGGCGGGTTAGAACGGTCTCCGGTCCCCGCGAGCGTTGCTAGGGTTGCGAACCCACAGCGCGAACGTGTGTCGAATGTTCCGGGTCTCGGCCTCGGCTTCCACGTTGCTATCGACGTGGAAGCAGGCGCTAACCCCGTTCGTCGGGTCGGTCCAAGTCGGGTTGCACAACCCCTCAACGAGCGCCCGCCCGGCCAGGTCGATTTCTTCGTCGGTCTCCGCGTGAATGGTCACGTCGATGAGAACTTTTGAAAGCGAGCTTCGCCCGTTGAGCGTGTTCGGTTGCTCCGTTCCGGCCCGCGCGTACACGGCGAGCGGGTATTGAGGCTCTTGCTCGGAGAGTTGCGGGTAAATCCGAGTCGAGACGATGGCCGTAAACGGGTCAATCGTCGAGAGCTTGGCGAATAACGCCCGCTCCGGGGTCAACGGTTCCGACGGCGGGGATTGAACCGGGGGCAAAGCGACCTCCTAGTAGAGTTTGCCGAATGCCTTCGCGGCATTCTTGCGAAGTTCCTTTTTCACTTCCGCCGCGATGGTCTCGGTAACGACCTTCCCGACTTGATCCTTTGTTGACTCCCACGCGGGGCCGAGAAAGGGCTTTGCTTTCGCCCCGGGATGCTGCTTCCCCGTCCCCTGGCCGATATTCGCCTTACCCTTCCGGCCGAGCTTCGCCCCCTTGTTGAGCGAATGCGCCCGCGTCCCTTTCTCGACTAGATGGGCGTAGTAAGAGGGAACGACCCGAACCGACTTCCGCCCGCGGGGAATCGTCTCCTCGACTTTCTTCCTGGCCCCCACCACGGCAAACGCGAGCGTCTTCCCCCGCTTCCCTTTCTCGGCCTTGATCCCTTGCGACTGCTTCAACGCTCCCGACCCCTTCCGCCTCGGCGCCCCGGCCTTCGCTTTCGGAACAACGAGCTTCGCCCCCGCCTTGACCGCCTTCAACGTGATGCGACGTTGAACCGCCACGCTCGCCAGCAACCGCGCCGGGGTCATGTCCGCAACGATCTTCGCCTCAATCATCCCCGGCACGGCTAGTAAACCACTTGCGGAAGGGTGCAGGTGCAAACCGTGTCGAACCCGTCGAAGAAAATGGCGTCGATCTTATAGACCGTCCCACGGTGCGAAAGCCTATCGACCGCCTCAACCCCCATGACCGGCCCGTGAATCTTGACCTCGGCCAGAATGTTCGACGTGACCCCGCCCGCGGCTATCTTTTCGTTGCCCGACAGTTGGCGGAACTTGCACCAAAGGAAGCGGTCTCCCGCGGTCTCCGGCCAGGTCTCTTTCTTTTGGCCGAGGGCGTCTTTCGGAGCTTGAACCCGCTTGAGAATCCGAACCCGCTCGGCATACTTCCCTATGGCGTCCATTCGTCACCACGGGGAAAGGGTCGAAGATGGGAAGTCGTAAAAGTGCCGGTGACGTTGGAACCCGCCGGCCAGCATGTCGGGTGCGCGGTAGTTCGTCAGGATTCGCCGCGCCCCTTCGGGTATTGCGCCCTTCGCTTCGTCGCCCCGGTTCCGCCACTTGTCGCCGAGGATGAGCTTGATTGCCGCCCTCAACGGGGCCGGAACGTTTACCCCCAAGTCGCCGTAGCCCGCCTTGAATTGCACTTGAACCGATTCCGGGCGAAGTAGGTCGGTTGCGGGCCAGGTCGTGCCGGGCTTCGGCGTGATTCGGGCCGGTTCGCTTTGCGGCGAAGCAACCCACAAGCCCGGCGAAAGGCTTTTTAGAACCCCGTCCAAGTCGATAAACCTGACGGCTTCGACAAGTAGGCAAGGCGGAATCGGAAGGTAAATCGGGTCCGTTACCCACGGGAACCGGTCAAGGGTCAGCGTCCACGTCTGAGTAATGAACGCCCGCCCGTTGCATTCATCCTCGGCGTCTTGCCGCGCCTCTTCGATCTTCGCCGTTATGTCCGCGTCGGCGTCCGACCCGTTAATGAACAGGTGGGCTTTAGCCTCGGCGAGCGTAACGGGTTCAATCTCCGGGCCGGCAGTGCATCGGAGACCGTAGGTAAACGGCTTCATCGGTCCCCGGCGGGGTTAGATTCCGGTATGGGCAGTCGCCGGGGCAGTCGCCGGAGCGGTAGCCGGGGCAGTCGCCGGGGTCTTCGGCTTCGGGCCGGGCTTTTTCGGAGCGGGCGGGGCCGGAACGACCGGGGCCGGATCGACCGGCGGAACGACCGGGGCCGAGGGCTTCACCAAACCGGCAACCTCACCCTCAGCCAGAGTCGCCGCCGTGGCGTAGTTCGCGGCGATGAGTCGGACCGCTTCGTCGTCGGGGCAGTCAATGACCTGGCCCGGCCGACCTTCGATCCCACCGCACAACGAAAGTTTGAGCTTGATTAACACGCGAATGGGTTCCGTGAGTGTTGAGAGTAAATCCCGCGGCGGGGTCGGGTAGGAGTGACCCCGACCCCGCCGCATCCCAACCGACCCGACTACGCTTG